TGAAAAAGGCACAGGCACGGTTCTCGCTATCCGTCGCAACTGGAGAGAAGATGACAAACTTAAAGCCAAGCGACAGCACTTTGTCCATTACGGATACATCCCCGGCTTCGGTTTCTATTACTTTGGTCTCATTCACCTCATCGGAGGACACAGCAAGGCAGCTACAAGCCTATTACGACAACTCATTGATGCCGGAACTCTGTCGAATCTTCCGGGAGGTCTCAAGTCAAGAGGACTCCGTGTCAAAGGAGACGATACTCCAATTGCGCCGGGAGAGTGGCGCGACGTAGACGTGCCGAGCGGTGCGATCCGCGACAATATTTTGCCGCTTCCGTACAAGGAGCCTTCGCAAACCCTCGCACTTTTGATGGATAAAGTTGTTGAAGAAGGTCGCCGCTTCGCTGCGGTGTCGGACCTCAAGATCAGCGATATGTCCTCGCAGGCTCCGGTGGGTACAACGCTTGCCGTGCTTGAGCGCGTATTGAAGGTGATGACGGCTGTGCAGGCTCGCGTGTACTACGCGATGAAGCAGGAGTTCAAACTGCTTGCCATCATTATTCGCGATAACACGCCGGATGAATACAACTACGAGCCGGAAGTTGGTAGCCGTAAGGCTAAGAAGGCTGACTACGATAACGTCGATGTGATTCCGGTGGCTGACCCCAATGCCTCAACGATGGGGCAGAAGGTCGTGCAGTACCAAGCCGTGCTGCAACTTTCACAATCCGCTCCGCAAATCTACAACCTGCCGTACTTGCATCGCCAAATGATCGAGACGCTGGGCGTTAAGAACGCGGATAAGATTGTGCCGGATAAGGACGATCAGAAGCCGCTTGATCCTGTTACAGAGAACATGAACCTGCTGACCAACAAACCGGTCAAGGCGTTCTACTATCAAGATCACGAGGCGCATTTGCAGGTCCACATGGCTGCAATCCAAGACCCGAAGATCAAAGCGATGGTGGGCCAGAACCCGCAAGCGCAAGCGATCATGGGCGCAGCGACGGCTCACATCATGGAGCATGTCGCGTTCCAGTACCGCAAAGAAATCGAAAAGCAGTTGGGAGCCACTCTGCCGCCGATTCCGGACGACGAGAAGGACGAGAATTACTTGCCGGAAACGGTCGAGGTTCAAGTCTCGCAGTTGGCTGCTCAGGCATCGGCAAAGTTGTTGCAGAAAGATTTGCAGGAAGCACAGGCCCAGCAGATTGCTCAGCAGCAACAAGACCCCGTTATCCAGATGCAGCAGATGGAACTTCAACTCCGCCAGCAAGAATTGCAACTTAAAGCGCAGCAGATCCAGATGGATGCGCAGGTCAAGCAGGCCGAGCAGCAACGCAAGCAGCAGGAGTTGCAGATCATGGCGGCGACCAAGGCGGATGAACTCCGTCTACGTGAACAAGAAATCACGAACCGCACTCAGGTGGATGCTGCACGTATGGGTGTGGACATTCAGAAGCACAAATCGCAGTTGTCTGCAAAACAGCAAACTGACGGTGTGCGATTGGGCGTTGATATTGCCAAGTCCAAAGACATGGCAGATATCCAGAAGAAGGCAGCAGAAGCCCGGTCACAGCCGGGTAAATAGGAGTAGTTCATGGGTTATTCAAACGCTCTGGAGTATCTGACCCAAAAGTTAGAAGAAGAGCGAGTGCTGATCGTAGACACCCTAGTCCAAGGCAAATTGGATGAGGGTGAATACAAAAGGTTATGCGGAGCATTACAGGGTCTGGCTCTTGCTATATCCCACACCAAAGACCTTGCAAAGCGTATGGAGGAAGAGTGAGTAATATTGATGTAGAGAAGACACAAGAAGCCGTCAAAAAGGCTTCCCAACTTCCAGCCCCAAAAGGCTACAGGCTGCTCTGCGCAGTTCCACATGTTGATGAAGAGTACGAAGGCGGTCTCATCAAAGCCGAGGACACCAAGCGTACGGAGGAACTGACCACGGTCGTTCTGTTCGTGGTCAAACTAGGCGACCTTGCTTATGCAGATAAGGATCGGTTCCCCACCGGCCCTTGGTGCAAGGAAGGCGACTTTGTCCTGACTCGTCCGTATTCAGGCACCCGTGTGGTCATTCACGGTCGAGAGTTCCGAATCATTAACGATGACACGGTGGAAGCGGTGGTCGATGACCCCCGTGGCATCCGTCGTGCCTAAGGAGTAACACATGGCAGAGCGTGAAACGTTTAAGTTTCCGGATGAGCAGGATGCAGGGGCTAAGGCCGCTGCCTCTGAGCCGGAGTTCGACATTCAAGTCGAAGATGATACCCCTCCAGAGGATCGGGCTAATGTTGCCCCGATGCCTAAAGATGTCGTAGAAAAGTTAGAAAACGACGATCTTGAGGAATACACCGATAGCGTAAAAGAACGTTTGCGCCAGATGAAGAAAGTTTGGCACGACGAGCGGCGTGAAAAGGAGCGTGCGCACCGTGAGCGTGAGGAGGCTCTCCGGTTTGCACAGACTCAGCAACAGAAAGTAAAACGACTAGAAGAACGGTTAGGTGTTGGCGAACGAGCCTTCGTGAACGAAGTAACCAAGTCGGCAACCAATGAACTTGGTACTGCTAAAGATAAACTTAAGATAGCGTATGAATCGGGTGACGCAGAGCAAATTGCACTGGCGCAAGAGGCTCTGACGGATGCCAAGATTAAGTTAAGAGAAGTTGAGAAATTCCGACCCTCTTTACAGGAGACTAATGAGGGTGTAGAAAACGAACAACCTGCCCCGGCACCACAACGCCCGGCTGTCCAGACCGACCCAAAAGCCGAGTCTTGGCGACAGAAAAACGCATGGTTTGGTGTAGATGAGGAGATGACCGCCCTCGCATTAGGTCTACACGAGAAATTGGTCAGGTCTGGAGTCGATCCTCGTAGTGATGAATATTACGAGAAAGTTGATCAGACCATGCGTCGGCGCTTCCCCGAAAATTTTGAGGACGTCGAACAAAAGTCGAATGAGAAGACACAAACTTCTGCTCGTTCGCAAAGGGTTGCTAACGTAGTTGCGCCAGTAACACGGTCCTCTGGACCACGTCAGACGATACGTCTGACAACGTCGCAAGTTGCGCTAGCCAAAAAACTTGGCTTAAGCAATGAGCAATACGCACGAGAACTGATGAAACTGGAGAACGACAATGGCTGAGAACAGACTTACTCGCGAACTTGAAAACCGCGAATCGGCACAACGAAAAGTGACTTGGACCCCACCCCAGACGCTCCCTGAACCAGAGCCGCAAGAGGGTTGGGTATTTCGCTGGATTCGTACGTCGATCATGGGACAACCCGACCCATCGAACACGTCTGCAAAATTTAGGGAAGGTTGGGAGCCTGTAAAGGCCGAAGATCAACCCAAGTTGATGATGCAAGCCGATCCGAATAGTCGCTTTAAAGGCAACATCGAGATCGGCGGGTTATTGCTCTGCAAGGCTCCTTCTGAACTGATGAAGCAACGCGACGATTGGTACGCGAAGCAAGCGCAGTCTCAGATCCAGTCTGTAGACAATAATTTCATGAGGCTGAACGACGAGAGGATGCCGCTGTTTAGTGACCGCAAGTCCTCAACCTCGTTTGGTAAAGGCTAATAATCTTTTTTTGGAGTTATCATGGCATATCCTACTGTTGACAAGCCGTACGGCTTGAAGCCGATCAATTTGATCGGTGGACAGGTGTTTGCCGGTTCGACCCGTCAACGTCGCATTGCTAGCGGTGCTTCCAGCATCGGCTACGGCGATCCGTTGCAGTTCGACACGGACGGCACCGTTAAAGTAACGACCTCGACGACGACTCCCCCGACCGGCGGCTTTGCTGGCGTGTTCTTGGGTTGCACGTTCGTTTCCTCTGTGACGGGTCAGCCGACCTACTCGCAGGCTTGGATTTCGGGCACTTCGGTCGCTTCGGGCACGTACATTACTGCGTACGTGGCGGAAGATCCGGACACCTTGTTCCAAGTTGTCGGTTGTGAGTCTGGCACCGTTGTGTCTTCGACGAGCGGCTTTGTGTACAGCGATATTGGTACCAATGTTGCGTTGGTTGCTAACACGCTGAACACGACGACGAACGATTCGCAGCAGGGCGTTCTCGTAAGTTCGGTTGCGACGACTCGTTCGCTTCCGATCCGCATCGTTGATGTGGTTCAAGACACGGCGTTTGTATCAAGCGGTACTACCTATTTCCCTGAAGTGGTTGTGAAGTTTAATGCTCCATACATCACCACTGGGTCGCTCATCGTGGGTGGTCACGCTTACAACAACCCGCTTGGCACCTAATAGGGGAGTTCTAAGAAATGGCTATTTCACGCGCACAATTACTCAAGGAACTCCTGCCGGGTTTGAACGCCCTGTTCGGTCTTGAGTACAAGTCCTACGGCGAAGAACACAAGGAAATCTACGAAACTGAGACTTCCGAGCGTTCGTTTGAAGAAGAGACGAAACTTTCCGGCTTCAGCGCCGCCCCGGTGAAAGCCGAAGGTGCTGCACTGCGTTATGACAACGCGCAGGAAGCATGGACTGCTCGCTACAGCCACGAGACGATTGCTCTCGGCTTCTCCATCACGGAAGAAGCGGTTGAAGACAACCTGTACGATTCGCTGTCCAAGCGATACACCAAGGCGCTCGCCCGAGCGATGGCGTACACGAAGCAAGTCAAGGCTGCGTCTGTCCTTAACAACGGCTTCTCCTCGTCCTATGTGGGCGGTGACGGTGTGGCGTTGTTCTCGGCCTCGCATCCGTTGATCTCGGGCGGTACTAACAGCAATCGTCTTACGGCATCTGACCTCAACGAAACTTCGCTTGAGGCGGCGGTCATTCAGATCGCTGGCTGGGTTGACGAACGCGGTCTCTTGATCGCTGCGAAGCCGAATAAACTCATCGTGCCCCCGGCGCTGATGTTCACTGCCAAGCGTCTCCTCGACACGGAACTCCGTGTTGCGACCGCTGACAACGACATCAACGCTCTGAAGGCGATGGGTTCGATTCCGGGCGGCTACACCGTCAACCACTTCTTGACCGACACGAACGCTTGGTTCTTGACGACCGACGTTCCGAACGGCATGAAGCACTTCGTTCGTACCCCGCTGCAAAACAGCATGGACGGCGATTTCGACACCGGCAACGTCCGGTACAAGAGCCGCGAGCGTTACTCGTTCGGCTGGTCGGATCCGCTCGGCATGTTTGGTTCGCCGGGTTCGTCCTGATAGTTAGTCCCTAGAGAGGCTAGCACCTTGGGGGGTTACAAGTAATTAACTGCTTGTAGCCCCCCTTTTCTTTTTAGTTTTGTAGGCGTATATAGGGTCTTCGGGATTTACATGCTTACCAGACAGACCCGACTGACGACATGCAGACTGGTAAGCACAACTCGCATGTGAGGTATTTGAAATGGCTCAGACTACTTTCTCCGGCCCGGTAAACCTTGGTGTTTTCACGGTTGCCACGGCTCCTACCACTGCTTCGGTTGGCTCGGTTGCTTACTTCAGCAATGGCGCGGCTGGTTCGCCGGTTCTCGCTTTTTACAACGGCACCAACTGGCTGCGTTCTGATACTCGCGCTGCTATCTCTGCTACTTAATAACTCCTAACCCTAGGAGGGTACAAAGATGGCAATGCAAACAGATGTCCTTGCTAGTCAACCTCTGACTAGTTCGGGGCAGGCGCTGGATCAAAACAGCCTGACCATCGGTCGCGCTCGTGTGAAAGCCATCTACATCATCCCGACCGCAGCGGCTGGGCAAGTGGTGTTCAAAGATGGCGGATCGAGCGGCCCGGTAAAAATTACCGTCAATACACTTGCTTCGTCGAGTGCGCCGGACTACCTCTTGATGCCGGGTGAAGGTCTGCTTTTCCAGACCAATATTTACATCGCCCCGTCAGCCGTAGTTTCAACGATGGTGATTTATGGCTAAAACTCCTGCGTGGCAGCGCAAGGAGGGTAAGAACCCGGCTGGCGGTTTGAACGCCAAAGGTCGGGCTTCCTACAACCGCGCTAATCCCAGCAAGCCCGGTCTCAAGCGTCCGCAACCTGAAGGCGGTCCTCGTAAGAAATCTTTCTGTGCCCGGATGACAGGCATGAAAAAGAAACTGACGAGCGCCAAAACTGCGAACGATCCTAACAGCCGTATCAACAAGTCCTTACGTGCATGGAATTGCTAAATGGAAATGTTGATTTGGAACATGGTTCTGACAGGGATTGTCGCAATTCTTGGGTGGGTTGTGCAGGACAAGTTTGCTGAAATTCAGCGGCTTGGGATTCTGCTCAATAAAACCCGTGAGGAGGTCGCTCGTGATCACATCACTCGTGCAGAAGTTCGTGAAGATATGCGTCAACTGCTGGACAGGCTTGAACGCATGGATCAAAAAATCGATCAGTTGATCAACACCCATGCCAAGTAAATCCAAAAAGCAGCACAATTTGATGGCGATGGTTGCTAACGACCCCAAAGCAGCCAAGCGTCTCGGAATCCCTCAATCTGTGGGTCAAGATTACGTTGAGGCCGACAAAGGCCGCAAATTTGGTTCCGGAGGAACGACGATGAAAGAGTCAAAGGCTATGGTCCGCGAAGAGATGAAGTACCTCAAACGCGGCAAAGCACCGAAGCGCGTCATGGAACATGAGGATCGTGAGCACGAGTCGATTGGTATGGAGCGTAAAATGAAGATGGCGAAGGGCGGTATGGCGGCTGACAAAGCCGGTCGTGCCATGATGCGCCGTACGCCCGACACGATGGGCCGTGCGATGGTTAAAGGCTACAAGGAAGGTGGTTCGGTCTTCCGTCGCGCCGCTGATGGTATTGCCACCAAGGGCAAGACCAAAGGCAAGATGGTCAAGATGAACATGGGCGGTAAGTGCTAATGAAACGCAAGATGCGCAGATTTGCCGAAGGCGGTTACGAAGAAGCCCCGCCGGACTTTGAGGCTACGAAGAAAAAGAAACCGTCAGAAATGACGGACGAAGAGCGTTACGGAAAAGTTGGTGCTGAGATTCGTAGGCTTGACCCGGAAGCCTTTAAGAACCGCACTGACAAATCCGCATCAGCAAACATGGAGTTGTTGAAAAAACTTCGTGCAAAGAGCGAAAAAAAGAAGCCGCAGCCAGAAAAAGAAGTTGACCCTGATTTTTTGCTAGGTGAGAAAGGTAATCCGCTTGGTGAAGGCGTTCGTGCAGGACGCTCTAAACTTGACCCGACTACTGGTAGAGCCACCACGCTTGCTGCGGGGCCGACACGCCGTATGGGTGCGGATGAATTTACAGGGCGTATGCGTAAAGTACCTGAAGATTATTTAACGGATGATAAGTATCCGACAATGATGCGACGTGAGTCCGGCGCGTTTAATATGAAGCGCGGCGGCGCGGTTAAGAAGTATTCAGGTGGCGGCTCAGCCTCTAAGCGTGCTGACGGTATCGCCCAGCGTGGTAAAACTCGTGGGAAGATGTGCTAATGAAGAACCTTGCGCGTCATTATGTTGCCGGTGGGGATTTGACCCCGCGTGGCAATCTCCCATCGCAGCCTTCTCCTACTGGTACTCGTCCCGGTCGAGGTGGAAAAATTCCCCTTGAAAAAATTGAACAGCAAATGGGCGAGACCAAAGAAGGTAAACCTATCGAGAAGAAGGCCGCTGGTGGAAGTATTTACGCACGTGGCGCTAAGGTTTCTTCTGCTTCTAAGCGTGCTGATGGTTGTGCTGAGCGCGGCCTGACCAAAGGGAAGATTGTCTGATGATGCCGTCCCGTGGCATGGGCATTGTTGCACCGGAAAAACTTCCGCGTGCAAAGCGTCGTGGAGACGAGAAGCCTGTGATCGGGACTGGCAAGCCTATTAAGACTTACGCCAAAGGTGGCGAAAGCAAGGTAAACGAGGCCGGTAACTACACTAAGCCCGGTATGCGTAAGAAGTTGTTTGAGTCAATCAAGGCTTCTGCCGTACAGGGCACTGCTGCGGGTCAATGGTCGGCACGTAAGGCACAGTTATTGGCAAAACGGTATAAGGAAAAGGGCGGCGGGTACAGAGGATGAAGGCTCCGCAACAGTCGTTGAAGGCATGGACTCAGCAGAAGTGGAGAACTAAAAGTGGTAAACGCTCTTCTGACACGGGTGAAAGATACCTTCCAGAGGCTGCTATTAAGGCTCTCTCCTCCTCCGAGTATGCCCGAACCACCGCAGCCAAGCGCAAAGGTAAAGCGCAAGGCAAGCAATTCGTACAACAACCCAAGGGCATTGCTGCTAAAACGCGCAGTTACCGCCAAGCGGGTAAAAGGTAAGAGTAAGAAGTAAATGGTAGACAAGACTACAGCGACTACAGACTTCAACCTCGACCTCAATACGATTATTGAGGAGGCATTTGAGCGTTGCGGTGCTGAACTGCGTACGGGTTACGATTTCCGTACGTCGAAGCGTAGTCTTTCTCTGTTGCTAATGGACTGGGCCAACCGGGGTATCAATCTCTGGACGCTGGAGCAGGGTACACAAACGCTGACTTACAACGTGGGAACCTATGACCTGCCGGTAGATACAGTGGATCTGCTGGATCACGTAATTCGCACAGGTTCCGGTACTAGTCAGCAAGACATCAATATCAGCCGTATTTCTTCTAGCACGTACGTCTCTATCCCCAACAAGAATGCAACTGGTCGGCCCATTCAGATTTGGATTAACCGCCTTACTGGTGCTACGGGGGCGGACGACGTTGTGGTTTATCCACAGTTCACCGTATGGCCCAAGCCAGATAACAGCACTACGTGGGTTATTTACTACACCCGCCTGCGCCGAATGTTTGATCCGGGTACGGGCGTGAATGGTCAGGACGTACCGTTTCGCTTCCTGCCCTGCATGGTCGCGGGGCTTGCCTACATGCTCTCGATGAAGATACCGGGGGCCGAAGTTCGTACGCAGGTGCTGAAGGCCCAGTACGACGAGGCTTGGGAATTGGCGGCTGGCGAGGACCGGGAGAAGGCGGCGATTCGGTTTGTCCCACGTGAGAGTTTCTTGGGTGGCTACTAATGCCAAACAGGTATGCAAGTGGCAAACACGCGATTTCGGAGTGCGACCGATGCGGGTTCCAGTTCAAATTGCGGCAGTTGAAGAGTTTGGTGATCAAGACCGAGAATGTGAATATCTTGGTCTGTCCAGAATGCTGGGAACCTGATCAGCCGCAGTTGTCGCTGGGTTTGTACCCGGTGGACGATCCGCAGGCACTGAGGAACCCGAGGCCGGATACGACCTACTACTCTGAGGGTAATCAGGGTGCAGGTGGTAGTAGAATGATCCAATGGGGCTGGAACCCCGTTGGTGGCTCAAGATCGTTTGATGCGGCACTGACACCGAATACGTTAGTACCCGCAGGTGAAGTTGGAACGGTTACGGTCGTTACGACCTAGGAGATTGGCATGTTTGGTATGAAGAAACCGAATGGTATGCGAAAGATCGCTCGCCAAGAAGTGCGTAAGCATGAAATGGCGATGCACGGTACCAAAAAGATGCGTGCTGGTGGCAAAACCAACGCGGAGATGAAGAAACTTGGTCGTGGCATGGCGAAGGTGATGAACCAACGCAGCCCGATGCGCGGCTCTTCTGGCCCGAGGTAAGTGCCATGAAAGAAATCAACATGAATAAAATCAAGCCCAACACCGACTCGACGGGGCGTAATGGCTACCCGGAAAAGGACGTGAACAAGGGTGTCACCCATATGAAAATGAAGGGTGCCGGTGCTGCGACGAAGGGCACGCAGTTCGTGTCGCAGATTAACTTGGACTTCAACGGCAAAGTCCGGGCGGGTTGGTCTCCGTGAATTATTCTCAGTTAGTTACACTGATTCAGGAGTATTGCGAATCTACGGAGCAATCCTTCGTAGACAATATTCCTACGTTTGTGCAACTGGCTGAGGAACGGATCTACAACTCTGTTCAGATCCCAGCGGTTCGTAAAAATTCGACTGGTACAGTGACGGCCGACTTTCAGTACATGACATTGCCGAGCGATTGGCTTTCAACGTACTCGTTGGCTGTGATTGATCCGATTACCGGTGAATACGAATATCTGTTGAATAAGGATGTGAATTACATCCGCGCTGCGTATCCGTCCCCGACTGCAACGGGCAAACCCAAGTACTACTCTATTTGGGACAATGACACGATGTTGTTGGGGCCGACGCCTGACGATGACTACACGCTAGAACTGCACTACTACTATTACCCGGCTTCGATTGTTACTGCAGGTACGTCGTGGCTTGGTAATAACTTTGAAACTGTATTGCTCTACGGGTCCGTGCGCGAAGGCTACGTGTACTTGAAGGGTGAACAAGACATGATGAACTACTACGAGCAGAAGTATCAGGAGTCCTTGATGCTTCTCAAACGTCTGGGCGACGGTCTGGATCGTCAGGATGCTTACCGTTCTGGACAAGTTAGGGTGAAAGTCACATGAGTTTTTTGGCTGGTACAGAAGTTGGAAGCGTGTTCGTGCAGACCACGAGTCATCGTGGGTTTACGCCTGAAGAAATTGCTGAACGTGCGGTCAACAAGATTCTCTACATCGGAGACAATGTTGCTCCTGAAATTGGACAGCAGGCTCGGATGTATCAGGAAGCGATCAGACAAGTTCTGATCAAGTATTTGCAAGAAGCGCAAGAATCGGAGCGTAAGAATGTCCGTGAGCGTCTCGTGCAGATGGGGCATGGCGACATCGCTGAATTATTTGGAGATTAACAATGGCTATTACTCAGGCAATGGTGACATCGTTCAAGGTGGAAATCCTTGATGCGATTCACAACTTCGGTACGACCGTGACCCGTGCTTCCACGGCTGCGGATACGTTCAAAATTGCACTCTACACTTCGTCGGCTACGTTGAGTGCATCAACCACGGCCTACACGACTTCAAACGAAGTTTCGTCGTCGGGTACGAACTACACGGCTGGTGGTCAGACGCTCGTGATCTCGCAAGTTCCGACTTCGACCAGCACGACTGCATGGCTCGACTTCGATGACATTACGTGGGCTTCTGCGACGATTACGGCTAACGGTGCGTTGATCTACAACGCGACCCAAAGCAATAAAGCGGTTGCAGTGCTGGCGTTCGGTGGCGATAAGACCTCGACTGCTGGTGACTTCACCATCCAGTTCCCGGCGGCTACTTCGACGACTGCGATTCTCCGTATTGCTTAATCGGGGGCTGAAATGGCCTTCGTTCTAGCAGATCGCGTCCAAGAGACCACTACCACTTCTGGTAGCGGGACAATCACCCTTGCAGGGGCTGTGCAGGGGTATCAGTCCTTTTCTACGGGCGTTGGTAATGCTAATAACACCTATTACACCATTGCGTCCCAGACGGGCACTGAATGGGAAGTGGGTATTGGCACGTATACGTCTGTCGGAGATACGCTTTCCCGTGACACTGTACTTGCATCAAGTGCAAGCGGGGCCAAGGTCACATTCTCTTCGGGTACTAAAAACGTATTTGTAACGTACCCCGCTGGCAAAGCCGTTTACGCTGATCAATCGGGCAACATCAGTGCGTCGTCCAATAAGATCATCAATCTTGCTACGCCAGAAGCAAGTACGGATGCGGCTACTAAACAGTACGTAGATGACGTTGCTACGACCGGAATCGTTTATCACAACCCGGTGCAATTAGCCTCGACCTCGGCATTTACGTCGTACAACATCACGTACAACAACGGTACGGCGGGTGTCAGTGCGACGATTACGCAGGCAGTCCCATACTCTTCGCTGACGATTGATAGCACGGGTGCGGCGACCAATAATCGCATTCTTATCAAAGACGCGACCAACTCTGCGTATAACGGCGTGTATGTAGTCAACAGCACAGGGTCTGGTGCTACGCCGTTCGTGATGACTCGCGCGACCGATGCGGACTCTTATGGTCCCGGTACAGGTGATTTGAGTCTCAATGATTACTTCTTCACGCAAGGTGGTGTTGCTAACAAGGGCGTTGCGTACGTCTGCACATCGCCCAGCACGATTATCTTTGGTACTACGGCGATTACGTTCGCAGAGTTTAGTAGTTCGCAGGTCTACACAGCCGGTACCGGTATTGACATCACCAATACCACGATTGCGTTGCAGACTCCGGTCACGACTGCAAATGGCGGTACGGGCACAAGTTCAACGCCGACGAATGGTCAACTCCTGACGGGCAACGGCACGGGCTACAGCCTCAACACGCTGAATGCTGGTACCGGCATTACGATTGCGAATGCACCGGGTTCCATCACAATCTCGGCAACAGGCGGAAGCAGCGCATCTGGCGCACAAGCCTACGCTTGGTTCATTTCGTAAGGTGACAACATGGCATTACTGATCCTTGACTCCACCAGCAAGTCCATCGTGGTCGCCATGTCCGGCGCTGCCGCGACCACCAACCCCGACTTTACGGCGGCATGGGCGGATAATAACGGCACGACGTTTACCGAAGGCGCATCGGATGGTGCGTTAAACGGTACGTCTAGCGTCACGCTTGTAGCGGCTCCTGCGGCTTCTACGCGCCGCACGGTCAAAACGATCACGATTGAAAACAAAGATACCGCAGCGGTTACGCTGACGATTTCGTACAACAACGCCAGCACGCTTCGCACCATTGCCAAGGTCACGCTGAATGTCGGTGACACTTGGACAACCGACGGCACGTTTGACACGAACGGATCGCTCAAGCAAACGCTCGGCACGGTCAATCTTTCAAGCGGTGTAACTGGAACGCTTGCAGTTGCAAACGGTGGTACGGGCGTTGCTACGCTGACCGGCCTTGCCAAGGGCAACGGCACTAGCGCATTTACTGCGGCTACGGCGGGAACTGATTATCTTGCGCCGCCTTCTGGCACGGCAATCCTTAAAGCCAACTCGGGCGGTGCGCTGGCTAACGCTACGGCTGGCACGGATTACGTCGCGCCGGGAACAGCCACCACGTTTACCGGTACGCAGACCTTTAACGGCACATCGTCCACGCTGGCAATGGTGCTGGCGGACTCTGCTGAAACCACGACGGTCTCGGCTACTGCGGCAACTGGCACGATCAACTATGACGTTACCACGCAGTCGGTGCTGTACTACACCAGCAACGCTTCGGCTAACTGGACGGTGAACTTCCGAGGCTCGTCCGGCACTTCGCTCAACACGCTGCTCTCAACCGGGCAGTCGGTCACCGTTGTGTTTCTCGTCACCCAAGGCACTACCGCGTACTACAATAGCGCCGTGCAAGTAGATGGCGCGTCAGTCACGCCGAAATACCAAGGCG